TATTGGACACATACTGTACCTAATAATGTAACACATATGAGTATGATTGCTATAGGTGCAGGTGGTGGAAGTGGTGGAACAGGTTCAAACTATGCAGGAGCAGGTGGAAGTGGTGGTGGCACTATCTGGATGAAAGGTGTACCTGTTACTCCCGGAACACAATTTAGAGTATACGTAGGACATGCAGGAGCAGGTGGTACTAACTACTCTACTTCAGGTGGTAAAGGTGGTCATGCAGGTATTGTAACTAATGATGGATCTAATTTTGCTATTTTTGCAACAGGGGGTACAGGTGGTATAACTCGTTATAATAACTCAAATGGTTCGTATTGGACATACGCAGGATATCCTTATTTTTCTTATGACCACTTTCAAACTATATTTGGAAATGCACGACCTATAGCTGTTAATGGTAGCAGAGGTGGCTATGGTGGTCCTGCTTACTATAATAGTGCAGGTGGTGGTGGTGGAGGTGCAGGTGGCTGGCCGAACTCTAACAATGTTGTACCTAGTAATGCAACAAGTGGCACTATTACTTGGACTACTCATTATGGTGGTGGTAATGGAAGGTCAACTAATAGTAATGGACAATACGTAAACTCATGGGCAGCAAGTAGAACTTCAGGTTTAGATTATGGTGGTGCAGGAGGTCAAGGTAGTACTAGTTACAGAACAGGTGGTGGTGGAACAGGTTACGATGGAAGAACAGGAGCTTCAGCACCTACAGGTTATGGAGATAAAGGAGCATCTGGAGGATCAACAGATGGTAGTCAAGGAAACTCTGCGTCATATGGTGGTACATATGGTGGTGGTGGTGGTAGTGATGACGATGATTATAGTGGTGCAGGTGCTAGAGGTGGATGGGGTCTTGTAAAATTATATTATCATAATGTAAATGCTACATGGTTAAATATATTATAGGATAAATAAATGTTTTTTGGTGTATTAACATTTGGACAGGGTTCTTTTGGAAGTGCAGGAGTAGCAGCAGCTACAAATGTTGAAGTTACACTACCTACAAACATAGCTACATTAAGTTTAGGTACAGTAGTAATACAAGGAAATGTTGATGTTGCTGTATCAGGACTAGAATTAACTTCTTCTTTAGGTACTGTTTCGTTAACAGGTACAGCTAGTATTACATTATCAGGATTAGAGTTAACTTCTACTTTAGGTACTATTACTCCAACTGTTAGTGAATCAAACCAACTAGCAGCCGTAGATGCAACCTTATCAATAGGCACAGTATCTGTTACAGGAAATGCTGTTATAACTCTTACAAATGCAGTATCTTTTTATGGAACAGATACGTATGGAGATTCTGGTTCTGTATATGCTGAAGATTCATTTACTCCTTTACTTGAAACAAGTATAGGAACAGTTACAGTACAAGGTGCTGCTAATATAGCAGTATCTGGTTTAGTAGCAACTTTAACTCTTGGTTCAGTAACTACTACAGGAACTGCAACTATTGTAGTACCAACTAATATAGCAACTTTAAGTGTAGGTACAGTTACTGTAAGTGGTACAGGTACACTTACCTTACCTTCTTTAGAATTAACAAGTACTTTTAACAGTCCGAGTGTTGTAGGAAATGCTGTTGTTAATATTAGTGGATTTTTATTACAATTATCTAATCAACTTAGTGACGTAATAGTTACAACAATTAGTCAAGATGGTTACTCTAAAGAAAGAACAGTACATGTTTCATCAAGAAAACATAATATTAAAAGTTTAAATATTGTAGCTAATCAAAATAGAATACTAGTTATTCCATCTAGAGATCATAATATAGATACAACAAGCATTGCACAAGATATAAATAGAACTGTAATAGTTCCACCTAGAAATCATAAAGTTAAAACTACTAAGATAGCAGCATAAAGGAAAAGATATGTCGTTTAAATGGCCGAATAAAGACCCTGATGAAACACTAGACTACAGTATGGATTGGTCTAGATTTTTAGATTTTAATCATAAAACTAATTCAGGAACAACTATTGTTTCTAATCTTTGGTTTATTGATAATGCTAGTGACGTAAAGACACAAATTAGCACAGTAGAAAATACTACAGTTAATGGTATTACTACTGTATTTGGTGGAATATTAAGAGATAGTACAAATACAGTATGCACAATAAGATTAAGTGCAGGTACAGTAAATACTACATATAAAGTAACTTCACAGATTACAGATAGTACAGGTTTAATATCAGAACGTGTAGTTAAATTACGTATTAAGGAAAACTAGTATGGCATATAATTATTTAGATTTAGTAAATGAAATTAATAGAAGATTAAATGAAGTTGAATTAACATCAACAAATTTTTTAACAGCAATAGGATTTTATCATACAGCAAAAGATGCAGTAAACTCTTCTATAAGACATATTAACCATGAAGAATTTAATTGGCCGTGGAATCATAGGGAAGAAGAAGAAACATTATCTGCAGGAATAATGAGATATCCATATCCTGAAGATGCTAAGATGATTGATGAAAATAGCTTTAGATTAAAAAAGAATACTACGTTAAATATCAGCACTAGAAAATTAAAATCGCTTGACTATCAAGAATATCTTGACAGATACATAGATGCAGAGTATAATACGAATACATCTATTCGTGGAGTGCCAGAGTATGTAGTACGTACACCAAGTCAAGAGTTTATATTTTACCCATGTCCAGATAAAGCTTATGAGTTAGTGTATGAATACTATCAGAATCCTGTGATACTAGAAAAACATAGTGATGTACCAACAGTACCTCAAGAATTTAGACATGTTATTGTAGATGGTGCAATGTATTACGCTTTTCAATTTAGAGGAGATACACAAAATTCACAATTATCACAAAATAAATTTAAAGAAGGTATTAAATATATGCGTAGTATTTATATTAATCGTTATGAATATGTGCGTTCTACTGTTATAGATCGTGGATCTGGTGGTTTAAATCCTAGAGTATTTTAATGGCAACAGCTTGGCAAACATTTCCTGTAGAGTTTAAGGGTGGATTAATATCTAATCTTAGTCCATTGCAACATGGTACACAAGCTGTGGGTAGTGCTACTATATTACAAAACTATGAACCTTCATTGCAAGGTGGTTACTCTAAAATAAAAGGGTATAGTAAATTTAATAGTAATAAAATAGAAGTAAGTAGCAATAGTGGTGGTACAAATTTAATAAGAGGACTTACACTTGTTGATATAAATACAGCTATAGTTGCTAGATTGGATACTGCATCACCTAATTTAATATATTACAAAGTAAATACAAGTACAATTACAGTTGCTCATACTGTGGGTGGTGGTTCTGATCATGCTAGTAGATCAGCATCTACAAATAAAGTTCGTAGTGTTCTTTATAATTTTAATGGTACAGATAAAGCTGTATTTGTTGATGGAGTAAATTATCCTGCATTTTATGATAGTAGTGCTAGTGCTAACTCTTGTATAAGTTTTATTACATCAGGTTCAAGTGGCACACCTGCAAATGTTTTAGGTGCTAAATTTGTAGCAGTATTTAATGATTGTTTATTTTTTGTAAAAGGTACTAGCTTACTATCTATGCAAATAAAAAATGATACAGACTTTGCAAGTGGACAACCAAGTGTAACAAACTATTCTGATGAAATAACAGGTTTAATACCTTTTCGTGATCAATTAATATTATTTACAAGACAAGCTATATTTAAAATAACAGGTACATCAGGTTCATTTAAGTCTGCAGAAATCACAACACAAATAGGTTGTATTGAACCAGATACAGTACAAGAGGTTGGTGGTGATATTTTATTTATGGCCCCGGATGGAATTAGATCTTTAGCATCTACCGATAGAATAGGTGACTTTAGTTTAGATGTAGCATCTGCACCAATTAAAAAAGACATAGATAACTTTACAAGTGGATCATTTCACTCTGTAACACTAAGAGAAAAAGCACAGTATAGAATATTCAAGTTTCAATCAGCTACGCAAGACAATGCTGCAGAAGGATTTTTAGCAACTAAATATATAGCTCAAGGTGGTACAGGTTTAAATTGGGCAAAACTAATAGGAATAAATGCGTATATAGTAGATTCACGTTACATGGGTCAAACAGGTGTAAGTAAAGAATTAATATTATTTGCTAATGATGATGGCTATTTATATAAAATGGACACTACTGATACATTTGATGGAACATTAATTCCTTCTCTTTTTGAATCACCACCAATGCCTATTAGTGATCCATTAGTTAGAAAAACATTTTATAAAGTAGTTTTATATATTGATGCAACAGGTACATTTAATAGTACTATGACTTTAAAATATGATTCAGGAAGTCCTGATGTTATACAACCTGAACCAATAACTATATCTTCTGGTGTACAAAATGCTGTTGTTTTATTTGGATCATCTGTATTTGGTGGGGGTAATTATGGTTCAGAATTAGATGTAATTTATAGTAATAATGTTGTTGGTTCAGGTAAAACAGTAACACTACGTATTGAGGACACAACAACATCAGCAAATTATAGATTGGATACAGCATTAATAGAGTATTCAACTAATGATAGACAATAAGGAACTTTAAATATGGCAGGATATACTAGACAAGATACAGGAGATAATATTGCTACAGGTAAAGTTATCAATGCAAGTGATTTTGATAATGAATACAATGCTTTAGAATCTGCTTTTAATAATTCAAGTGGACATAAACATGATGGTACTTCAGCAGAAGGTGCTAGAATTACTGTTATAGGATCAACAGGACAATATAGTACAGATGCAAATGCTATTTTTCCAACAACACAACAAACAGGTGGGTTAGGTAAATCTAGTTTTGAGTTTGCAAATTTATATGTAGATAATTTATTATTAGATGGCAATGTTATATCTTCTACAAATACAGATGGAGATATTACAATTACACCAAATGGTAATGGATTTGTTATAGTAGCAGAAGGTGATTTAAAAATTGGTTCTACTGCTATTACATCAACAGGTGCTGAGTTAAATCTTATGGATGGTGGAACATCTGTAGGTACTACTGCTGTAGCAGGTGGTGATGGTATTGTCACTAATGATGGTGGTACAATGCAACACACCTCTGTTGATACATTCGATACATACTTATCACAAACAACTAAAACACTTACTAATAAAACATTAACAACTCCTGTAGTTAATGCAGGATTACAATTAAAGAATGGAGCTACATCTGCAGGATTTATAGAATTTTTTGAAGATTCAGATAATGGTACAAATAAAGCAACTTTAATAGGACCTGCATCTACTGCTGATGTTACACTAACTCTTCCATCAGCAACAGATACATTAGTAGGTCAAGCTACCACAGATACACTTACTAATAAAACATTAACAAGTCCTGTATTAGGGGGAACAGCGTCAAGTGCATCAGGTAATATTATTCTTGATCCTTATACATATAAACTAGAAGTAAAGGGTGGTTCAACAGGTGGTGCTACTTCAGGTATGATACAGTTAAATTGTGAAAACAATTCACATGGTCAAACACTACAATCACAACCTCATAGTGAAGGTGTTACTAATAAAATGTTATTACCTGCAGGTGCAGATAGCACATTAGTATCTCTTGTATCTACTGATACATTAAGTAATAAAACATTAACTGCACCTAAGTTTGCAGATGCAGGTTTTATAGCTGATGCTAATGGTAATGAAATGATTGTGTTTCAAACAACAACTTCAGCAGAAAATGCTCTAGAAATAACAAACGGAGCAAGTGGTGGAGCAATAGTTATAGGAGCTTTTTCTGGTGGTGGTGAGGATGCAAATATAGATATCACTATTACACCTAAAGGAACAGGCGAAGTTAATATAGCACAAGATGATTTAAACTATGGTGGAACTGCTATTACAGCTACAGGTGCTGAAATAAACCTAATAGATGGTGGTACTGCAAGAGGATCAGATGCGTTAGCAGATGGTGATGGAATATTAATAAATGATGGTGGAACTATGAAGATGACTAATGTTCAAACTGTTAAAACATATATGCAAACAGGAGCAGCCACCACAGGAAA